TGGATATATGCCAGTTCCATACAATATGGAATTTGAACTGGCAATTATGACTAAGTTGAATGATGATATGCTCCAAATTGTTGAGCAGATTCTTCCATACTTTCAGCCAGCATATACAATGTCCGTCAATCTAGTTGAGTCTATCGGAGAGAAGAGAGATATTCCTGTCACTCTCGAAAGCATCAATATGGATGATGACTATGAAGGTGACTTTACTACAAGAAGAGCTCTGGTATATACCTTAAGATTTAGCGCAAAAACATATCTGTTTGGACCTGTTTCTTCTGCAAGCAGCGATATTATCAAAAAGGTTTCTGTTGGATACGTCGCAGGATCTACTGGAACAGGAACTCCACAGAGAGATCTTACATATGCGGTTGAACCAAGAGCAATCAAAAACTACACAGGAACAGTTCTCACAACTGTTGATCAGGACATTGAACCTAGTGATGTTCTCTTTAAAGTTGCTGATGTTTCTGCAATTACAGAGAACACATATGTTGAACTGGATGGTGAAGAACTGTACGTTCTCGATGTTCTTACCGACAGTATCAAGGTTAAGAGGGGTCAAGATAACACGACACCCACCAAACACGTCAAAGGAGAACAAATCAAATCTATTACGAATGCGGATGATGCACTCATTCAAGACGGAGATGATTTTGGCTTCAGTGTAAGTTATTGATAGAGAAATGAAAATGACTAAAAATTTTGATGAACTCAATGAAACTTTTGATGTTGCAGGAGACATCGTATCTGCAGAACCAGTAAAAGACACACCAAAACCTGTCCCAACCTCGGCATCTTCTACAGATGATATAAAGAAAGATTATGAATATACCAGAGGTAATTTATATTCTATTATCGAAAAGGGGCAGGAAGCAATTAATGGTATTTTAGAACTCGCTCAAGAAAGTGAGATGCCTAGAGCATATGAAGTTGCAGGTCAGTTGATTAAGAACGTTGCAGACGCAACTGACAAGTTAATGGAGTTGCAGAAGAAACTCAAGGACGTTGAAGAAGAAACAGTTGCCAAGGGCCCAACAAATGTTACCAATGCACTATTTGTTGGTTCTACTGCAGAGTTATCAAAGTTACTAAAACAGAATAAAGACCAGGAAGAAACTAAATAGTTAAAAAAGGACCATGGCAGCGAATCCTGTTATCAATATAACTATTCCTCAAGGTTTTGACTTTGAAGAAACATTCACTTCTACTGAAACGGATGGTTCAGCATCAAACCTTGCTGGATATACTGGAGCAGCTAAACTGAAGAAGCACTTCAGTTCTACCTCATCCACAGCATTTTCGGTTACGATAACTGGTTCTACTGGAGAAGTTGCCATTGCGATGACTAGTGGAGTCACCGTTGGATTGGATCCAGGCAGATATAATTATGATGTTCGATTAACATCCTCTTCTGGTGCAGTTTCTAGATTGGTAGAAGGGCAAGCTTTGGTTACAGCAGGTATTACGACGGATTAACTATGCCAGTAGTAAAAAAAGTCACAACTGCAAATATAGTAGCTCAAAAGAAGAAAGTATCTGAAGCATCTGTTAGATCTTTCCGTAGTCCATCTACGATTGCAGAGATGGGCGATCAGAATTTTGGAACCCTTGATGCATCAAAAGATGGTTTAATTGTAACTTATGATAGTACATCTAACAAATTTGTTTTAATATCACCAGACGAAGCTCTGGATACTTCTGCATCTGATAGCGATATTAGTGATGCTTTTGTTGACCAGTTAGAACAAGAACTGGACTTTGGACAAATCCAGGCAGGAGATGTTGATGGGGGTTCATTCTGATGCCTAGAAATTTTAGACAACTAAATGACTTTGCAGATACAACTTTAGGTGTAGCAAAAAATAAACATGTCCTTAGATATAATAATACACTTGGAAGATTTCAATTAATACCATTTGATACAGCACTTGATATTTCTGCATCTGATAGAGATATCAGCGATTCTTTTGTTACTCAATTAGAACAAGAAATTGAAGTTGGGGAAGTAACCGAATTTGATTATGATGGAGGCTCATTCTAAGTATTACTTGATATAAATATCTAAAACAATAGTGTTCAATACAGATGGCGGCTCCCGTAATTCAGTTTAAGAGAGGCCTCCTTGCAAATCTCCCTGGATTAAGGGCAGGTGAACCAGGCTTTACTACAGATGCTTATGATCTCTACGTCGGCATCGATTCTACCACAAATAACAACCAATTCGTAGGTTCTGGTAGATATTGGTCAGTCAATACCAACAGCGTTGGTAGTGGTGTCAAACTTGTAGAAGGCACAGATAATGGCACGAACGCCATTACCATTAAGTCACCCAATTCTCTTGCATCCAGTTATACTCTGACGATGCCTGCGGATGACGGTGATAACGGTGACGTTCTTACCAGTGATGGTTCTGGTAACCTGTCTTTCGCTGCACCTGCTGCTTCCAGTTTTACACTTGCTGCTGACTCTGGTTCTAACGATACTTTCAACACTGGCGGAACGCTGACCTTTACTGGTGGCGAAGGTATTGACACCACTGTTAGTGATGACACCATCACTATCGCTGCAGAAGACGCAACCGATTCTAATAAGGGTATTGCTTCTTTTGATAGTGATGACTTTGACGTTTCTTCTGGTGCGGTAACCCTTGGAGACAGTGCTAATGGTGCTGTTCTTTCAATTAGCGGAACAGAAGCAGAAATTGCTGTTTCTAGATCAAACGGAACCGTAACCGTCAGTCTTCCAGATAACGTTACTGTAGGCGCTGCACTGACAGTAACTGGTAAGTTGGATGTCAATGGAACCGATCACGACATTGTTGGTGCTATTGGACTGGATCATGTTACTGTCTCTGGTATCGCAACAGTTACTGGTGCTTTAGATGTTAATGGTGACGGTCACGACATCGCTGGAACCATTGCTCTGGACAATGTTAATACCTCTGGTATTACGACCACGACCAGAATTCACGGTTACAAAGCACTTGTAGGTTCTGCAAGTTCAACAACTGAAACGTTTGTTGTTACTGTTGCCACCAAGACCGCAAACCACAGATATAATGGTTCTGGTTCTTCCTCAGGTTACTTCATTGACGGAGTAGAAGCTCCTTTCTTAACACTGCTTCCTGGAAAAACTTATAAATTTGATCAGGCAGATAGTTCTAACAGTGGTCACCCAATCCTCTTCTATCTTGAGTCTGACAAGACCACTAACTATACAACTAACGTAACCACAACTGGTACTGCTGGTCAAGCGGGTGCAAATGTTGAGATTACTATTGGAGACGAAACTCCTGTAGTTCTCCACTATCAGTGTTCTGCTCATGCTTACATGGGCAACTCTTTGGCTACTAATAGTAACGTTGTTAACAGCAACTATGATGCTACTCTGAGAGGCAACTTAACCTTAGGAAGCAGCACTGCAGTTAATGCTATCCTCGATGAGGATAACATGGCGTCAGACAGCGCCACGTCACTTGCAACTCAACAGTCAATCAAAGCATATGTTGACTCGCAGGTAACTGCACAAGACCTTGATGTCGCTGGCGATTCTGGAACTGGTGCTGTTGATCTTGATTCACAGTCACTGACCATCGCTGGTACAGCAAACGAAATTGAGACTTCTGCATCTGGCCAAACTGTTACTATTGGTTTGCCAAATACAGTTAACGTTACAACCGCAATTGACGTTCCTACTATTGAAGTAACAAACGTCAAGGCAAAAGATGGCACAACCGCTATAACCATCACCGACAGCACTGGTGCTGTTGCTTGTAACCAAAACCTCACAGTTACTGGTAACCTGATTGTCAATGGCTCTACCACGCAGGTAAATACCTCTCAGACAACCATTGAAGACCAACTCTTGGAACTGGGTATGGTTGATGGTTCTGCACCATCTTCTGACCTGAATAAAGACATTGGTGTTATCTTTAACTACTACACCTCTTCTGCTAAAAAGGCAGCAGTTTACTGGGATGACAGCACTTCGAGAGTTGTTGTTTCGCAAGACGTATCTGAATCTTCAGGTGTTCTGACCAACAACACTGGTGGCGCACTGGAAGTTGCTTCCCTGTATGTCTCTGGTTGTAGTGGTACTACCGACGAAGTAATTGGTTGTGATGGCAACACAATTGTAATCACGAACGCAACGATCGACGGCGGTTCATTCTGATCTCCATAACATACTCTAAATAGAGGGAGTTAATCTCCCTCTTTTTTATGGATGAACAAGATTATAAGAATTTGATTTCTGTATATCAAAACAAGTATTCAATGGCAATCAATCAAAACATTGCCTTAGAAGCAAGAGAATTGAAATATCAACAAACAATTGAATCACTCACTCAGCAAATTGCAGCGTTAGAAAAGAAGGTTCCTAAACCAAAAAGGACAACTAAAGACGCGGGAGAGTTTGCATAAATATTAAAAACGCCAGTATATACTGGTAGTCTGACTACATAGGCACTTAGATGGCAGATCCAATAATTAAGCTAAAACGGTCAGCTGTTTATGGGAAAATCCCTACAGCAGATCAACTACCACTGGGCGAAGTAGCTCTTAATACCTACGACGGATATCTCTACGCTTCCAAGAACGTAGGTATTGGCACGACTGTTATTGCGATCAACCCATTTAGGGTCGGCACTGGAACGGATAGTTATAATACTTATTTCACTCAAGGAAACGTTGGCCTTGGTCTCACCAATCCAACCGAGAGGCTTCATGTCTCTGGAAATGTGACTATTACTGGAATTACCACATTCCAAGGTAACGTAAAATTTGACAGCACGATCACTGACGACTATGGAAGAGTTGGTGCTGCTGGATCGGTTCTTACTTCTACTACAACTGGTCTTGCGTGGGCAGCTGCAGATGACGTTGGTTCGGGTGCTCAAGGAACAACTGGTACTCAAGGAACCCAAGGAACACAGGGTACTCAAGGAACCCAAGGCATTCAAGGAACACAGGGAACCATTGGAACACAGGGCACTCAAGGTACTCAGGGTATTCAAGGCCGTCAAGGAATCCAGGGTGATACTGGAACCCAAGGTACTACTGGAACCCAAGGAACACAGGGTGTTCAGGGTAGACAAGGTATCCAAGGTTTCAGTCATAATAAAACAACCGCAAATCTCACTGCGACTGCGAATCAGACAACATTTACTACCAGTTATGTTGTTGGATTTGTAGATGTTTATTTGAATGGTGTTCGCCTAGGAGAAGGCGAATTTACTGCTTCTAATGGAACGTCAGTTGTTCTTGCTACTGGAGCATCTCTTGGAGATACCCTGGATGTAGTCTCATATGCATCTGCTGGTCCTCAAGGTACTCAAGGCATTCAAGGAACACAGGGAACCATTGGAACTCAGGGCACTCAGGGTCGTCAAGGAATTCAAGGCACGCAGGGTCGTCAAGGTATTCAGGGCGACGACGGTACTCAGGGTACTCAGGGAACTCAAGGAACACAAGGTGTCCAGGGTTCTAGTTTCAATAGATCCAACTTTTCATACACAGCAACTGCAAACCAAACAACCTTCAGTGGATCTGATAATAATGGCAACACCCTTGCTTATACTCAAGATGACATTGACGTATATTTAAATGGTGCTCATCTTGACCCATCAGATTACACAGCAACAAATGGAACATCTGTTGTTTTAGATTCTGGCGCATCAGTCGGTGACCTTTTAGTTGTTGCTGCATTTACTTCTGCGGGACCTCAAGGTACTCAAGGTGTACAGGGAAGACAAGGAACCACTGGTACTCAAGGTATTCAGGGCATTACTGGTACTCAAGGTACTCAAGGTATTCAGGGTATTGACGGCCAGTTTGCTGGTATTGGTGCTCAAGGTGTTCAGGGTATTCAGGGTATCATTGGTCGTGCGACTGATAGTTGGGACCTTGGTGAGACCAACACTCCTCCCGCTTCTGCTGGCCAAATTTATGTTGGTTACAACACTGCAACTACGTCATTCAATGAGGATATCAACTACTTCCAGATTGGTAACCAACCAGAGAACCATACAACTGCAGGTTTAGCATCAACTACACTTGAGGCATTTGAGTCTGGCGACCATATCTTCATTCGTCCCACAGCAAATACAGACAGAACATACAGATATACTGTTCGCGCAAGATCCAACCAAGTTATGGTTGGAAGCGACTCTTTAGCGGTCTATCACTTCTTCCTGTCAGATGGTGCTGCTGTTGGTTCTGATACCGATGCTATTAGTACAGGCTTTGGTCAGTATGTTGCAATTTCAACTGATAACACCACTTATAGCACTGCAAGGTGGACGGCAAACCGCGATACTGACTGGGAAGAACAACCAGTTTCTGGAGAATACATTACCAACAACTACTTCTCAACTCCATCTGGACAGAACCAATACTATATTATCAATGAGACTTCACAACTTGGTAATAATCAAGTAGGTATCCTGTCAGCATTTGTTGCTGGAGCAGATAGAGTTAATCCAAATAGAATGTTCATTGAGGGGTCTAGTAATAGATACTTCGCCTTTGATGTTCACGATGGATATCACTACGATTCTGAAGATAAGTTTGTTCTGGTTGGTATATCAACTCAGACTGTCGGATCTTTCAGTTCGTCAGGTCTTGGTGCTGATGACCTGAAGATTGGTGTAACTAACGTTGCTTATACGCAGGGAACCACTGGATCACAAGGAACACAAGGAACACAGGGCACTCAAGGAACTCAAGGAACTCAAGGTACACAGGGCACCACTGGAACACAGGGAACACAGGGAACTCAAGGAACACAGGGAACTCAAGGAACACAGGGTACACAGGGCACCGATGGCCAATTTGCTGGTATTGGTGTTCAGGGCGTACAAGGTATCCAAGGTAATACTGGAACTCAGGGCACAACAGGAACTCAGGGCACTCAGGGAACTCAAGGAACCCAGGGTACTCAAGGTGCAACAGGAACCCAGGGTACTCAAGGAACCCAAGGAACACAGGGCACTCAGGGAACTCAGGGCACTCAAGGAACCACTGGTACTCAAGGTATTCAGGGTATTCAAGGTATCCAGGGTGTTGATGGTGCCTTTGGTGGAGCAACCTTTGACTACACTTTTGATACCACAACAACCGATGCTGACCCTGGCCAAGGAAAGATAAGATTCAACAACGCAGATTTGTCTTCGGCAACGTTGATGTATATCGACGACACTGATGACAATGGAACAGATATTCAAGCATTCTTAAGAACTATTGATGATAGCACTTCTACTATCAAGGGTCATGTAAGAATATCCAATAGAACTAATGCAGACGATTTCGCTATCTTTACGATTAGTGGAACAAACAGTGAAGTAGATACTTATCACAAAGTAACTGTATCACATCTCTCTGGTGCCACTTCTTTTAGCAACACCGAAGATATTATTGTCACCTTTGCAAGAACTGGTACTAAAGGAGATACTGGTGCTCAAGGTACTCAAGGTGCTACTGGAACTCAAGGTGCAACAGGAACCCAAGGAACCCAAGGAACACAGGGCACTCAAGGAACTCAAGGTATCCAAGGTAATACTGGAACCCAAGGTACTGATGGAACCCAAGGTACTCAGGGAACCCAAGGTATTCAGGGTATTCAAGGAACTACAGGAACCCAAGGTGCTACTGGAACTCAAGGTATTCAAGGATTCAGTCATAGCAAAACTGAAAATGATTTCTCGGCAACTGCTGGCCAAACTACATTTACTACAGATTATGTTGTTGGATTTGTAGATGTTTATTTGAATGGTGTTCGACTTAATGAGGGAGAATTCACTGCTTCCAATGGAACATCAATTGTTCTTGCTACTGGGGCATCTTTAGGAGACACTGTTGATGTAATTTCATATGCATCTGGTGGACCTCAAGGTACTCAAGGCACTCAAGGAACTCAGGGTACTCAGGGTCGTCAGGGAATTCAGGGTGATGACGGAACCCAAGGAATTCAGGGAACACAAGGAATACAAGGTACTCAAGGAACTACTGGAACCCAAGGTGCTACTGGAACACAAGGCACACAAGGAACACAGGGAACACAGGGAACCCAAGGAATACAGGGCACTCAAGGAACTCAAGGTATTGAAGGTAACTTCGGTGGTGCTACTTTCTACTATACCTTTGAAGCGAATACTAATAATGCAAACCCAGGAGCGGGAGACCTGAGACTGGATAACGCTACTCAGAATCTTGCAACAGGTATTTACATCTGTGACACGGATGAAAATGGTAATGATATATCTTCTTACCTACAAACTATTGACGACTCTACGAGCACTATCAAAGGCCACGTAAAAATCTCTAATAAGACAGATCCAAGTCAGTTCATATTGTATACAATTTCAAGTCTGACAGATGAGACTGGTTATTTTGACATCACAGTAAGTCCTGTAGATTCATCAACTGCTAATCCATTTAGTGCTAATGAAGATATAATTATCACTTTCGCAAGAACTGGTGATAAGGGTACTCAGGGAACACAAGGTATTCAGGGAACTCAAGGTACTCAAGGAACACAGGGCATTCAAGGAACACAAGGTATCCAGGGTATTCAAGGATTTAGTTTCACCAGATCAACTTTTACATATACAGCAACTGCTAATCAAACTACCTTTAGCGGTTCTGATGATAATACAAATACTCTTGCATACAGTGCAGGAAACATTGATGTGTTCCTCAATGGTTCTCACTTAGATCCAGATGACTTTACAGCATCTAATGGAACTTCAGTTGTTCTTGATTCTGGAGCTGCTGTTGGAGATACTTTAACAGTTGTTGCATTTGAATCTGCTGGTCCTCAAGGCATCCAAGGAACTCAAGGAACACAGGGCACAACAGGAACACAGGGTACAACAGGAACACAGGGCACTCAAGGTACTCAAGGAACTCAGGGAACTCAGGGAACCACAGGAACTCAAGGTACTACTGGAACTCAAGGAACTCAAGGTACTCAAGGAACTCAGGGAACTCAGGGAACCACAGGAACTCAAGGTACTACTGGAACTCAAGGAACTCAAGGAATCCAAGGCATTCAGGGCATCACAGGTTCTGATGCAGGTGGAGCAACTGGTGTTGATTACAATGACAACGTAAAAGTTAGATTTGGTACTGGTAATGATTTAGAGATTTATCACGATAGTTCTCACTCTAGGATTGTAGATTCTGGTACTGGACATTTAATAATTCAAACCAGTGAGCTTGACCTCATGAACGCTGCTGGCAATGAGGACATGCTCAAAGCTACACAAAATGGTGCTGTCGAGATTTACTATGATAATGTCAAGAAATTTGAAACCACTAGTGAGGGTGTTACTTTAACATCTACTGATACTGGAAGTTCTGCTGCACCAGAATTCAAACTTTATAGAGATAGTTCTTCTCCTGCGGATTCAGATTATCTTGGCCAAATTAAGTTTGCTGGTGAAAGTGATACTGGTGTAGAAAGAAACTATGCCAAGATTACTGGTAAGATTAGTGATGCAAGTAATGGTACTGAAGATGGTATCATTGAAATCGCACATATTAAGGCAGGTTCACAGAACATCAGTGCTAGATGGACCAGCACAGAACTTCATCTCCTCAATGGAACTGAGTTGAGTCTTGATGACGATCAGAAGATATACCTTGGTACTGGTGATGATTTAGAGATTTATCACGATGGTTCAAATTCAATCATTAAAAATAGCACTGGAAATTTAAGAATTCAAGATGATAATGGAAATATTCAAATACAAGCCAAAGCTGGTGAAGAAAGTATAATTGCAAAATCTGATGGTGCAGTAGAACTTTATCACGACAACTCCAAGAAATTTGAAACCACAAGTGCTGGTGTCACAATAACTGGGACGGCCACTGCTACAACATTCTCTGGTTCTGGTGCTTCACTGACTAATGTTGATGCTGATACTGTTGATGGTATTGAAGGAGCAAGTTTCTTAAGGTCTGATGCTAATGATAGTTTTAGTGGAACCTTAACTGGAAATACTGGTAGTTCAAATCCCGTTTTGATTATTGATGGTAGTGGCCCAAATATTATTAGATTTCCTGATGCTGGTTCAAATACTCTTGGCATTGACCTTGTATTCAGAACATCACCAAATACACTTGGATTTGAAAAGAGTACAGATGGGACAAACCTATGGCAAACTGACTGCGATACTGGAGTAACAAACTTCAACTATACTCCGACAGTATCTGGTAATAATGTTCTTACAACAGCAGACAACGTTGGTGGTGAATCTGACATTACATCATGCCTCTTCTCCTAAATAACTAAAAACTAGACAAAAATGGGCAGAACCAGAGAAAGTGCTAATCTAGTATCTGATAATAATATATTTGTCAGCATATCAAATGATCGTGTTGGAGTAGGCACCACTGCCCCTGCGGGTCAGCTAGACGTTGCTGGAAATATTTTAGTTAATGGTTCTGAAGTCATTAACAGTTCTGGTGTTTGGCAAGGGTCTAGCGCAGGTATTCAAGGTATTCAAGGAACCACTGGAACACAGGGAACTACTGGTACTCAAGGCACTACTGGAACACAGGGAACTACAGGAACTCAAGGTGCAACGGGTGCCCAAGGCATTCAGGGTATTCAAGGCGTTCAAGGTAGACAGGGAACCACTGGAAGTAGTGGAAGTAATGGAACTCAAGGAACTCAAGGTATTCAGGGTTCAACAGCATCATTCAGTGCGATCAACTTCGTTCTTGGGGACAGGATTAGAGATCCCTTCTAAATAGTAGAAAATATTTTGTTATGGACTTTATCAATTCTCTTGCCAAGTTGGCACTAGAGAGAGGTGGTAAGATTTATCCTCTTATTATCCCAGCAGAAGAAAATGATGGATTGGGTTTGATGAATCCATCCATCTACAAAGATGGTGATAAGACTGCGGTTATCCTAAGAGCAGTAAACTATACCTTTTATCATTCAGAAGAGAAATTATTTCAACATCAGTATGGGCCACTGACGTATGTCCATCCTGAAGATGACCAACACTTAAGAACTTGGAATCATTATCTTGAGTTGGATGATGATTACAATATTGTTCGTCATAACAAAATCGATACATCAAAATTCCCAGAAAAAGAACTGTGGGAGTTCGTTGGTCTAGAAGATGCACGTCTCTTCAGATGGGACGATAAACTCTGGACGTGTGGTGTCCGCAGAGACTTGGATACTGTTGGCACAGGTAGGATGGAACTATGTGAAATTCAAGTAGAAGATGATAAGGTTGTAGAAGTATCAAGAAATAGAATTGAGCCGCCAAGAGAAGCATATTGTGAAAAGAACTGGATGCCTATCTTGGATAAACCATATCACTTTATCAAGTGGGGAAATCCAACAGAGATTGTCAAAGTTGATGTAGAAAATAAAACATCAGAGACTGTATCTACCAGTGAATATCAAAATATTGGTAGAGATTTGCGTGGGGGAACGCAAGTGATTTCTTGGAAGGGATATTATCTTGCCGTCACCCATGAAGTTGATTTGTTCAAAAGTGAGGTTGAAAGAAAGGATGCAGTCTATAGACATAGGATTGTTCTATGGGATAAAGACTGGAATCTAGTTAAATGGACTAGTGACTTTTCAATTATGAGTGGCCATGTTGAGTTTGCTATTGGTATAATTGAAGATGGAGACGACTTTGTGATGTCGTTCGGATTCCAGGATAATGCTGCATATCTGTTGAGATTCCCACAGTCAATCGTTGAGGAGATTTTAGATGTCTGATTTAACACAACTACTTGAAAAATTCATCTTTGCTCCTGAGGATCCAGAGATTAATTTAAGACTCGCTCTGCATTATGACAATATTGGTCAAACTGCAGCTGCAATCTCATATTATCTAAGATGTGCAGAAAGAGTTGATGAGAAGATAAGTCAATATCAATGTCTATTGAGAGCAGCATTTTGCTTTGAGAGGCAGGGGTGTAGGAACTTTACTGTAAGAGGTTTGCTTCAACATGCAGTTTCAATTATGCCAGATCGTCCAGAAGGATACTTCTTCTTAAGTCGATTCCTTGAGAGAGAAAAGAATTATCACGATGGATACTTGATTGCCTCGATTGGCGATCAAGTTGCATATGAAGATCTACCTCCACTTTCAATACCAACAGAATATCCAGGGTTCTGGGGCCTTAAGTATGAAAAAGCAGTTTGCTCTTGGTGGACTGGTCTCTGTGATGAATCTAGAGAAATGTTTGAGGATTTATTGGAGAATCATCCTATTGATTTTATTCATAAAGAATCTATTATTAAGAATCTGAAGATGCTTAATAGTAAAAAGGTAGGACTACATGAGGTTTATCACAAGAATAAAGCAAGGAAGCATTGGGAGAACTCTATCGCTCCGACGATGGAGTTTACAACCTCTATTGATACGCAGAATGGTTGTGTAGTTGATTGTGTCTTCTGTCCTCAGAGAACCCTACAGAAAGTCTATAAAGGGGAGAGATTCCTCTCTATGGATAACTTCAAGAAGACTGTAGACAAACTTCCGACTCAAGTCAGAGTTACCTTTGCAGGATTTACAGAACCTTGGTTGAACCCAAAGGCAACTGATATGCTTCTCTATGCAGATAAAGAGGGCCATCCAATCTCAGTATTTACAACTGGTATTGGTATGAAAGTTGAAGATGTTGATCGAATCAAAGACATTCAATATGCAGGCAATCCCAATGGTGGATTTGTTCTTCACTTACCAGACCAGGAGAGAAAGGCAAAGCATCCAATCACCAAGAGATATATTGAAGTCATTGAGAGATTTGGAGAAGTCCATAAGGACATTCACAACTTCACTTTGATGTGTATGGGAACAGTTCATGAGTCTGTTCGCCATGTATTCCCAGAAGCACCCACATATCAAATGTGGTCTAGGGCCGGCAATCTCTTAGGTGAGAGTATTATGAAACCAGAACTCTTGAATAGAAAAGACGAATACAAGTCTGTCTACCATGGAGACAAAGAGATGACTTGTGGTTGTCTTGAGAAGTTATATCATAACGTAATGCTTCCTAATGGAGACGTGTCTCTCTGCTGTATGGATTATGGTCTGGAGCATATTCTTGGTAATCTTTTCGAGCAACCATATGATGAGATTATGCCTGAGAACAATACTTGCTTCAATCTCTGCAAGTTCTGCGAGAATGCTGTAGACCCATGATGTACTATATTAATGGCCCTAAAGTAGTCAAAGAGAAACCAACTCTTTGGGTTGTAGATAACTTCTATGATAATCCAGATGCTATCAGAGAGTATGCCCTGAGACAGGAGTTTCACTTTAGTGACTATCACAGAGGTAGGAGAACTGAGAATCAGTTTGAGATTCCAGGAACCAAAGAAGCATTTGAGTCAATTATGGGTATGAAGATTACCAACTGGATGGAGACTCATGGTATGTGTGGTAGATTCCAACACTGCACCTGTGAGGATGCTTTGGTCTACCATGCTGATAGACAGAAGTGGGCAGCGACTGTATATCTGACACCTGATGCCCCATATGAATGTGGAACTTCTCTGTTAGCACATAAGGAGACGGGAATACGTCACGTTGATACTGAAGGGTCAGATATTATCTGGAAAAACAAACATCTTGATCCCACACCATGGGATCATATTGACGTAGTAGCTAATGTATATAATCGTCTGGTTATCTGGGATGGACACTGCCCACATGCTGCGTCACAATATTTTGGTTACGATAAGCACGATTCTAGACTTTTCCACATGTTCTTCTTTGACACGGAGTAATTATAAATATAAAC